GGAACAGCCAGAACAGGTTGTTGAAAAATCCCTATGGGGCGGACGTTTCCTCAAAACTGCCGATTTATTAAAGTAAATTATAATCACTTAGGAGGTGAACAATATGTCGGAAGAAATTATTAAAAATCAACCAGGTACATCTGGTGACCTAGGCGGAACACAGCCTGGTCTTTACCAGGGACAGGGTGCATTTGCATCAGGTTCTGAAGCTGGTGCTAACGTTCCAGGTAACTACCTAAACGGTGCAGCAGTTGGTAACATTCCAACCGCAGCATTTGGTGCTACAACTGGTCCAAACGCTATCAATCCTTCTGGAGATGCTGGATCTGGTATTCTACGCCCTGAACAGGCACGTCGTTTTATTGACTACGTATGGGATGCTACAGTACTCGCCAAGGATGGACGTAGAGTTACAATGAGAGCTAACACCATGGAACTTGAAAAGGTTAACGTTGGTGAGCGTGTAATTCGTGCTGCTGCACAGGCACTTGGTGACTACACCAATGCTGGTGCACAGTTCACAAAGGTTGAACTTACTACCAAGAAGATTCGTTTGGATTGGGAAGTATCAGCTGAAGCTCTAGAAGATGGTATTGAAGGAGGTGCTCTTGAGGACCACCTAGTACGTTTGATGACTAACGCTTTTGCTAATGACATCGAAGATCTAGCGATTAACGGTACTGGTAACTCAGGTGACGGTGCCTTCCTTTCTATCATGAATGGTTTCGTTAACAAGGCCAAGAATGGTGATGCTCACGAGTCAGTTGTTACTGTTGCAGATAATGCATGGACAACTGATGTAATGCAGAACATTATCCTTGCTATGCCACGTAAGTACCGTGCTCTAAAGAGCAACTTGAAGTTCTACGCTGGAACCGATGCGTTCCAGGGTATCATCAAGCACAACGGTACTCTAGCTGACGCTATTGCTGAGGCATTTGCTGGTACTCCAGCAGGTACCCCTGCTAACCGTCAGGCTTACCTAGATGGCCAGGCTCAGACATTCGGTGGAGCACGTACTACTCGTGTTCTAGGTGTTGACGTACAGGAAGTTCCTTACTACCCTGCAGGTTATGTAGATCTTACATTCCCTCAGAACCGTGTATGGGGATTCCAGCGTGACATCACTGTAAACCGTGAGTACAAGCCAAAGAAGGACACCATTGAGTACACCGTATTCGTAAGATTCGGTGTTCAGTGGGAAGAAGAAGACGCAATTGCTTTTGCAGATGCAGCTTCAGACAGCTAATATTTAGTTGTTAAACCTTGAAGAGGGGCAGGAGTTTACGCTCCTGCCTCTTTTTCAATTAGTCTGTTATAATTATTATTTAGGAGGTTATTATGTCAGAAAACAAAAATAACGAAACAACAGCAGATGTAAAAGATTCTGCACCAGTTGTAGAGCCTACCAAGACAGAAGTAAAGCCAGAGCCAACTAAGGTTGAAGCAGTTGCAGAAAAGATTGAAGCAATTGTTGAAGAGCCAAAAATTGAAGAAGCTCCAGCAGAAAAGTCAGACGTTATCGAAGTTCCAAAGTCAGCTGAAAAGCCTGGTATTGGTTCTGTAGGTAACGGAGCAATGGGCGTAACAACATTCAAAGAAGAGAAGGAAGATTCAGTAGCTATTTACTCTTCACGTAATGTAACTTGGCAGGGTGTTGGCAAGGTCTATACAGGATATAATCTTGTCACCAAAGCAGCAGCAGATCAGTGGTTAACAAGAAATCACACTAGAGTAGCAACTCCAGAAGAAGTTGCTAAGGAGTATGGTCTGTAAAAATGCAGGTAATGAGAGTTCCACCATATCCAATTGTAACAACATGGAATTTGCCAGATGCAAATTATGGTTATATAGTCTATGTTGAAGATTTAGTGGACCACTCAATTGAAGAAACAACGATTACGTCAGATGCGAATGGGGTAGTTCTCTACGAACTTCCACTTACTAAAGTAGAGTTCGATAGAGAATTCCTTATTCGTTTTTATGATGCAGAACATCAACATATTATATATGAAGATAACCTAAGCGTAATTAGGCCATATGTAAACCCATCAGATCTAGGTACCACCGCTTCTGAAATAAAGGAATACGCAAAGTATGAGGTTATTGCTCGTTCAATTATTGATACATATATTAATGATGGTTTTTACAACCATAAGTCTATTCTTCAGGCTCAGGGTACAGGAACAGACTATATGCCAGTATGGCGTATGGCAAACCGTGTGCTAAAAGTATATGAAAACAATGTTCTAATATATGATAAAGATGCTGAAGACCCTACTACAAACTTATATAATTTCTCTATAACCTTAGATAACTCTGCAATTCAAAAAGTATCAAATGTAGAGTACTCAAGACTTACTCAAACACAGCCAGACCTATCTCTTCCAATATCTCGTGGAGACAATCTATACGGATATGAAAGAAGAAATGGTGCAGCCTTTACTGCTGGAGCAGACTATCTATTTGTATTAGATGAGGGGTTCCGTGCATTACCAACAGATGTTGTTACAGCCACAACAATACTTATAGATGATATAAAGTGTGGAAAGCTAGATTACTATCAAAGAGGTGTATCGTCGTATGATACTGACCAGTTCAAACTGCAATTTGATAAAGTAATTCTTAGTGGAACTGGAAATATACTAGTTGATAGAATGTTGGATAAGTACATTAGAGGAACGCTAAAAATCGGAGTCATCTAATGGCCATTTGTGAAACAACAGATTTTTTATACCCCCTGCTTGCAGATATTTATTATCCAATAACTGAGCAGGGTGCTTACGGAAACGTAAAAAAACAATGGGTTCTAGATAGAACAATTGCAATTGCTCTTAATCCAGCTGGTAGAAAGTATCAGCAACAGGTTCAGACAAATCCCAGTATTACATTGGATAGTTCTTTAGTTGGAAGAACTAGGTCAGACATATTATCATCAACTCGTGACGCATTAAATGCAGTCACCAATGTAATAATTGCAAATGTGCGTGATACATCTGGAAATATTATCTATAACGAGTCCTCTGGTATTCGTTCTGGAAAATCTACCATTTTTGAAATTGCTACTTTTACTCCAATTGTTGGTCCATTTGGATCAATTGAATATTACAAAATTGTTGTTGCTAGATCAGACAACCAGGCAGCGGATATATAATGTTAGCTACCTTTAATGATAAACAGTTCATCTCTGATATGAATAATATTCTTGAATACTCGATGGGCTTTATTGATGGTATAAAAATGGGCAAAAACAAACTTTTTCATTCTATTGGTAATTCAGTAACAAAACAACTTAATGAATTTTTAGATTCAAATGCTAGGGTAAATCCACAAGCACTCCATCATGTTTATGAATGGTATCAGGTCGGAAGTCCAGAATCCAGACTATTTGATATTAGTTATACTGTTAGTAATTTAGGACTATCTTTTAAGTCAACATTTAGACAATCTAACTCTATTAAGCAAGGATCCAATGTTCCATTTTATGATAAAGCAAGAATAATGGAAGATGGCATCCCAGTCACAATAAGTCCAAAGTCTGCTGGCGTTCTAACATTTGAAGATAATGGTGAGCAAATATTTACCAAAAAAGATATTACTGTGCAAGATCCTGGTGGTCCAGAAGTTCATGGATCATATGAAAATACTTTTGATTCATTTTTCAGAGATTATTTTTCACAATCATTTTTAATGTCTAGCGGAATTGGTCAATATTTAAAAACACCATCAATGTATAAGAAAAACTTTGCAGCAGGTAAAAAGGGTGGAAGATCGCTCGGTATTGAAACTGGTTATCGCTGGATAGTAAACGCAGGAGAGTTAGTCTAATGGCAATTTATCACCCACCAACCTTTATTAATGAATTTTTAAAAGATAAGATGGCATCTATTCATGACGTAGCAGTTCCGTTTTTCCCAACAATGCCAACAGATTTACAGGCTTCTACAGATGGATTTACTTACAGTAAATTGATGGGTAATGATGTTAATCAAAGATACTTTTTTAATGGAGCTGTAGCAATTTATGATCGAATGTTTAGGATGAGAAAAACTGCATTTCCATATATAAAGTGTGAACAGGTTTTATATTATTTCTATTCTATTAATGATCAGGCTGTTCAAAAGCTTATAGAGATGACTCAAAATATTCAAGACATTCTAGACCGTGGTGATGACTCAGCTCAAGATCTAAATGATTGGATTCAGAAGTTGTATATGTCTCAGGGTTATAGGAAGATTGAGGTTACAGATATAATTTCTGGAGAGATAGAGCTTAAGCCAGTTGTCAATATTCGTGGAGAAGATTTCCTATTACCGTACTTCCATAATATCAAAATATATCAACTTCAAGAAACCAGAGATATTGTAGATTTTGCTACAGCAAGAACTTATGCTGGAAATAAGATAATTATTGATTATGACTGGCATAAGTCAGAATAGTTAAATACCCTGGTATACTTATTATTGAGGAAACACGCCTACTAATCTATTTAAGGAAAAAGAGGTGAAATATTATGGCATATACACGTGGTTCAAGTGCTAACATCATTGTTGGTGCAGCAGCACTTTTTACATACGAGCAAGGTGAACTAACCGACGCTGATCTTCCTGCATTGGTAGATGGTACTTCTCTGAAGACTACTCTATCAAGCGATGCAGATTTCCGCAACGTTGGTTACACCACTAACGGTTTGGATCTTGAGTTCCAGCCTGACTTCGGTGAAGTTAAGGTTGACCAGGTTCTTGACGTTGCTAAGCTTTACAAGCAAGGTATGAAGGTTAACCTAAAGACAACTTTCGCAGAGGCAACTCTAGAGAACCTATTGTTCTCGCTTGCAGGTAAGGACGCAGACCTAGGAAACGTTGCAAACGGTTCTTGGGGTGCTGGTAACCCAGCCCTAAACCTATCAGCTGGTGACATTGGAGAATGTCCAGTTGAGCGTGGTCTAGTTGCTGTTGGTCCAGGTACAGGAGACTGTGCTATTGGTTCAGAGCTAGAGCGTATCTACGTAGCATACCGTGCACTCTCAATTGAGAATGTTACTGTAGCTGCAAAGCGTGACGCTGCAACTGAGTTTGCAGTTTCATTCCGTCTGCTACCTAACGACAACGCATCTTATGGTAAGATCGTTGACCGTACAGTACCAGCAGCTTAATAACTAAATAATAACTTAATAGCAAGCCCTCCAGTTTAACTACTGGGGGGTTTTGCATTTGATATACTTATTTAATGGCAACTAAAATATATGATACAGATACTATAACTCTTTTGGATGGAACAGATATTGTTTTGTCACCATTAAAAATTAAATTTTTAAGGGAGTTCATGGACGTCTTTGAATTTGTAAAAACTTCTCGTAATGATAAAGAGGCAGTGTTCTTTATGACTGAATGTGCCAGGGTAGCCATGAAGCAATATTATCCTCAGATAGCTACAACAGATCAACTAGAAGATGCAATAACCTTACCAATGATGTATAAAATTTTAGATGTTTCTGCAGGTATTAAAATTGGCGGTCAGCCAGAAGATACAGTTAAGAAAAAAGTAGATGACTCTAAGTCAGACTGGGAGTCATTGGATTTGGCAAAATTAGAATCAGAGGCATTTTTGATTGGAATATGGAAAGACTATTCCGAGCTAGAAAGTTCCTTGTCTATGCCAGAGTTATTATCAACACTAACTGCAAAAAGAGAATTAGACTATGAAGAAAAAAAGTTTCTTGCAGGAATTCAGGGTGTTGATTTAGATGAGGCAACAGGCTCTTCTGGAAATGAATGGGAAGAAATGAAGGCTAGAGTATTTAGTCGTGGAAATGCCGCTAACTCAAATGATGTTGTTGCACTACAGGGACAAAATGCTATTAATGCTGGTTTTGGAATCGGCATGGGTCTCGATTATGAAAGAATCAATTAATTCAATACCTCTATGGTATAATTGATAAAAGCCTAGGAAAGGGTATATAAAATGGCAACTACTATAAATGAAGAAAAAACTATCAAGCTAATTGACGGATCTACAATTAAGGTTAGACCACTAAAGATTTCTCTATTGCGTGATTTCATGAAGAAGTTCGATGAAATTGCTGCGGTAGCAGAAGATAATGACAAGTCTATGGACATTCTTATGGAGTGTGTTGGTATTGCCCTAAAGCAGTATTCACCAGAACTTGCAACAGATTTAAAGGCACTAGAAGAAGTACTAGATCTTCCTATTGTCTACCAGATTGTTGAGGAAGCTTCAGGCATCAAGCTTGGAGATACAGAAATCCTCAATAGCCTGGCTTAATAATAAAAGAGGGTGCTAGTGGATGGCTGATATCCAGTCAAATATAGATTTAAATGTAAATACTTCTAATGCTTTAGCAAGTATCAAACTTTTACAATCTCAGATTTCAGCCTTCCACACCCAGATGGCAAAGTCCAATGCCCAGATGGCAAAAACATCTGGAGCAATGCAGAGCGATTTAATAAATTCGATTAATCGTACAGGACAATTTTCTGCCAGTATTCAAAACATAAAGAGTACTACAGAATCATTTACTACAGCCCTAGAAAAAAATAAACTATCCCTTGGTCAGTATTTTAGATATGCTGGAGCATCTACAAAAAGTTTTGGAAGTCTGTTTAAAACAGAGTTTGACACAATAAATAAAGTTGCACGTGAACGTGTTAAAGATCTTCAGACTCAATATATTAAGCTTGGAAGAGACGCTAGCGGATCACTAAAGGCAATCGCCGTTAGACCACTGTCACTTGACATGGACGATCTGGGTACAAAGACGGCAATAGCAGCACAAAGACAGCAACTTTTGAACCAAATGCTTAAGCAGGGTTCTACAAATCTATTAAATTTTGGTAAAAATACACAGTGGGCTGGTCGTCAGCTTATGGTTGGTTTTACTATTCCATTATCTATTGCAGCAACAACTGCTGCAAAAGCTTATATGGAAATTGAGCAAGCATCAATTAAAATTCAGCGTGTATATGGAGACCTAAATACTACTGCTGCTGAAACCAGAAAAATAACTAAAGATATTCAAGCACTTGCATCATCATATACTCAATATGGTGTTGCTGTAGCAGATACCATGAGTATGGCAGCCGAAGCTGCAGCTATGGGTAAAACTGGAGCAGATCTATTAGCTCAAATTGAAAATGCTACAAAACTTTCAGTTCTTGGTGGAGTAGATCAAAGCACTGCTTTGCAGACTACAATATCTTTAACTAATGCTTTTGGTGTGTCTACAGATCAACTTACAAAAAAGATAAACTTCCTAAATGCTGTAGAAAACCAAACGGTACTAAGCATTGATGATATGACTACGGCTATTCCAAAAGCTGCCCCAGTAGTTAAACAACTTGGTGGAAATGTAGAAGATTTAGCGTTCTTCCTGACAGCCATGAAGGAGGGTGGAATTAATGCCTCTGAAGGTGCTAACGCACTTAAGTCTGGACTATCTGCATTAATTAATCCATCTAAAAAGGCATCCGATTTTCTACAGGGTTTTGGTGTTAACGTCAAGGGAATTGTTGAAAATGACAAGGGAAATCTAAAGAGAACAGTAGTTGATTTTGCTAAAGCACTGGACAAGATAGATCCACTTAATCGTGCTCGTGCAATTGAGATGATGTTTGGAAAATTCCAGTTTGCACGTATTTCAACACTTCTTCAAAATGTCAATAAAGAAGGAAGTCAGGCATCTAAGGCTCTGGGTCTTGCAGAGATGTCATCTATTCAGCTTGCTGCTATTTCTCGTAAGGAGTTGGAGAAGGTAGCATCTTCTCCAATGTACAAATTCCAAAAAGCAATGGCAGATATTAAGCTAAAGCTTGCTCCAGTTGGAGAATCATTCTTAAAGGC